TTGACTTGCCAGATTCAATGGTCACTTGTCCTTTGTTCAATCGTGACTTTCCAGACTCAATTTTGACTTGTCCTTTGGCTTGACGTGATTTTCCAGATTCAACCTCCCATGATTCTTCATCCTGTGAAAAACCTTTGTAGAGATTATAGACACAAGTTCCAAGAAGAAACAAGCTAAGCATAACTATAACGCTGTCAAAGACGTTGTATTTCTTTTCTTGTTCCTTCAACCAATCGTAGACCGATGAACAAATTTCAAAGCAAGTCATGTCATCTTCCATCAATTCCATTTGAGATGTTTGATCAATAAACAAGCGCATGGTGTCTTCAAAATTGTTTTCTTCCCGGAGGGCAGTCCAAAGTTCATCATATTCATTCATTTCTGGATTGTGATATTCAGTTGAAACGTATCGCTCCTCCATCTTGTCACAAACTTCATGTGTGTAAACAGGATAAACTTCACGAGTTGTAGTTGGCCATTTGAACCATCCTTCAACTTGCGCTGCTTCTGCTTCTGCCATCATTTGTCGTGCAAACTCAGCCAAACCTTGTTTTTGCTTGGCGTATTTGTCCTTCTTTTCCTGCAATCGTGATAACAACTTGCGCATCAATTCTTGAAAGCTGATAACTTCTTCACCAATCTGACCAGTCATTGGATTCCAAGCTCGGAATTCATAAATGTCAACATTGATTGTTCCTTGTTTGAATTCAGATCTCAGGCGTCCAAATTGGTCTGCAAATTCTCTCTTGAGTGATACACTGTATGGCATGTCAACACGTCGGCAAACAGCTTCCTGTGAAACGAGTGAAGTTGGCTTCAACATGTTCAAGTTGGTTGTTGCAACAACACATTTTGATGTAAAGGTAGCAGTCTTTTTGGATTCAATATCAGCCATATGAAGAGGGTATGGAAAGGGATTGCTCATGCGAATCAATTCCATAAATTCAACATTACGGTTGGACATTGTATCACGAACTTGACCAAAATCATCAATTAGCGTGACAGCTTGATCTTGATATCTATCCCAATATTCTTGTTCATGCATTCGAGCATACAAACAGTTGTCGATCGCTTCCTGAATTTGTGCGTTTGTCATATCTGGAGTGATCTTCTTTGCATGTGCCAGAACAGTTGAGCCAATATGATACAAAATTGATGATTTTCCAACACCAGAACCACCAGTTAACATAAGTACAACAGGTTCAATTCGATTCTTCAGCGAGGCACCGTGCAAATTACAAGCTCGTTGATATAAATTAACGATAGGTGCTTGTATTTTGTCCAGAATTGCCACAATGGAACGATTTGTTCGATAAGCAATTCTCATTGCCATGTATTTGTTGTACATGCTTTCAACTTCAACGGAAATTTCTGGTTTGTTCATCATTTCTGCACGCTTGGTCATATCAAATGTTTCCAATACAGCCAAAAGCTCTTTGATATCATTTGGTACACTTTCTCCTTCGCCAAATCCACAAAAATCAATTCCGAAATGTGTGAGGATAGTTTGGAAAACATTTCCAAAGTTTTCAGACAAGCGCGATGCAGCTGTAACCAATTTTGAGTGTGCATCAAGGCGTTTGACAAAGTCCAAATAAGCTTTCTCTTGAAAAGCGAAAGTTGAACAACCGCACATAAGAGCAGCTATGACAAATGAAATAATCATAAATGGATGTTGGGAAAAACCTTGAACGTGAGCAACACTTGCAACATTGATTTG